TCATATTGCAGATGCGGTATTAGCGGGTGGTATCAGAAGAGCTGCTCTTATCTCGTTATTTTCTGCAGATGACGAGGAAATGATTTCTTGTAAGTCAGGAAATTGGTGGGAACAAAACGCACAAAGAGGTAGGGCTAATAACTCGGCGGTTCTTCTTCGACACAAAATCACTAAAGAATTCTTTATGGGTCTTTGGAAAAGAATTGAGTTATCAGGAGCAGGGGAACCGGGTATCTATTTGTCAAACGACAAAGATTGGGGAACCAATCCTTGTTGTGAAATTGCACTTAGACCATTTCAATTCTGTAACTTGTGTGAGGTTAATGCTTCAGATATTGAATCACAAGAAGATTTCGACGCAAGAGTTAAAGCGGCATCATTCATTGGTACATTACAGGCTGGATACACTGATTTCCATTATCTAAGAGACATTTGGAAACGAACAACTGAAAAAGATGCTCTTATTGGTGTTGGAATGACAGGTATTGGTTCAGGTGTTGTTTTAGGGTATGATATGAAAAAAGCGGCTAAGGCGGTTAAAGAAGAAAACGAAAGAGTTGCATCACTTATTGGAATTAATAAATCTGCAAGAACAACAACCGTTAAACCATCAGGAACATCATCGTTGGTTTTGGGTACATCATCAGGAATTCACGCTTGGCATAATGATTACTACCTAAGAAGAATCCGTGTAGGTAAGAATGAATCAATCTATTCTTACTTGGCGACTAATCACCCTGAGTTGATTGAAGATGAGTTTTTCCGTCCTCACGATACCGCAGTTATTGGTATACCACAAAAAGCACCTGAAGGAGCAATTATAAGACACGAGTCTGTATTCCAAATGTTGGAAAGAGTTAAAAAAGTATCTCAAGAATGGATTAAACCTGGACATAGAAACGGACAAAACTCTCACAACGTATCTGCAACAGTTTCAATTAAAGAAGATGAGTGGGACTTGGTAGGTGAATGGATGTGGAATAATAGAGATTTCTATAACGGACTATCGGTATTACCATATAACGGAGGAACTTATACCCAAGCTCCTTTTGAAGATTGTACAAAAGAAGAATTTGAAAGATTGGTTAAAACATTATCAGATGTTGATCTTACAAAAGTGGTTGAGTTACAAGATAATACAGACCTTAGAGGTGAAGCCGCTTGTGCTGGTGGAGCCTGTGAAATTGTTTAATATAATAAAAAATAATTAAATGACAGTAAACTCATCTAAAGATTGGATACAAGAGTTGTACGTGAAGGAGTTTATAAGACCTAAACTCCTTCCTACTGACTTTTATTATAATAATGATGGTAGAATGGTTATGACTGAAGAATACCATAAAGGTAGAGGAAGTTGTTGTGGTAATAAATGTTTACATTGTTGTTATTGGCCGCCACATATTAAAGGAAATAAAGACCTTAAAGAATCCTTACTTTCGTAAGGATTTTTTATTTTATATCTATTTATTAGAAAATTCATCACATTATATTTATTTAATATGTCTAATGGTATTACATACGGAATAAATTTCCCTTTTTTACAAAGTGTTGAAGGGAATTATGTTAAACTAACCCAAACTGCCGATCAGGAGATTAGGTCTAGTTTATTGCATCTTATATTAACCAGAAGGGGTAGTAGGTATTATTTACCTGATTTTGGTACAAGAATATACGAATTTATTTTTGAACCCTTAGACGGTGAAACGTTTGAAAGCATTAAGACTGAAATTGAAGAACAGGTTGAAAAATACATACCAAACCTAACAATCAATAGTATTACTGTTGAACCTTACGTTGAAAGTGGGGATGTTGTTGGTCAACTTGATTATGAACTTTTAGGTCAAGCTAGTATATATAGAATACCTGGTGCTAACACCGCCGAGTATACTGCAAAATTAAAAATAGATTATACCGACGAAAATAAGGCGTTTGGTAGTCGAGAATTTATAATAATTAACATTTAATTATGGCTAATAAAAAAATAAATTATACTGAAAGGGATTTTGAAGGTATAAGACAAGAGTTAATAAATTATACTAAACAGTATTATCCTGAGTTAGTACAAAACTTTAACGACGCTTCGATATTTTCAGTTTTAATGGATTTAAATGCTGCCGTAGCCGACAATTTAAATTATCAAATAGATAGGAGTGTGCAAGAAACCGTACTTCAATACGCACAACAAAGATCATCTATTTATAATATCGCAAGAACGTACGGATTAAAAATTCCAGGATATCGACCATCTGTTGCTGTTGTTGATGTTTCTATTGTGGTACCACCACTTGGGGATAGTGAAGATTACCGTTATTTAGGTATTTTAAGAGCAGGGTCACAATTTAATGGAGGAGGAACAGTATTTGAAACAGTATATGATATCGACTTTAGTACACAATATAACCCTGAAGGTTTTGTTAATAGAACAAAGATACCAACCTTTGATGCAAATAATAAGATTGTTAATTATGTAATCACAAAAAGGGAAGTGGTTGTTAATGGAACTACTAAAGTGTTTAAAAGAGTTATTAACTCATCTGACGTTGTACCATTCTTTAATTTTTTCTTACCTGAAAGAAACGTTTTAGGTATTACATCTATAATACAAAAAGAAGGGACAAGTTACCCTAATGTTCCAACTTATTCTGACTTTGTTAATTCAACAAGTCGTTGGTATGAGGTTGACGCATTGGCTGAAGATACGGTATTTATCGAAGACCCAACAAAACCAACAGACAATGCTGGTGTTAAAGTTGGGAAATATATTAAAACTGAAAATAGATTCATCAGCGAATACACACCTGAAGGGTTCTTAAAAATACAATTTGGTGGAGGTACCACAACACCACAACAACAACTAACTGATTTTGCTAAAAACGGAATTAAATTAGATTTGGCAAACTACCAAAATAACATAGGATTAGGATTAACCGTTCAACCAAACACAACCATATTTGTTCAATATAGAATTGGTGGTGGTTTAGGTTCAAATGTTGGTGTTGGGGTTATTAATCAAATCGGTACTTTAGATTTTGCAATTAATGGACCATCCGATAGTATTAATACAAATGTAAGACAATCTTTAAGTGTTAATAATGTTACTGCGGCAATTGGGGGTGCAAATCCTCCATCAACAGAAGAAGTTAGAAATATGGTAACATTTAACTTTTCTGCTCAAAAAAGGGCGGTAACGATTAATGACTATAAATCTTTAATTGATACAATGCCAGGTAAGTTTGGTGCACCTGCAAAGGTCTCTATTACTGAAAATAATAATAAAATTACAATTCAAATTTTATCTTACGACGATACTGGAAAATTAACACAAACCGTTTCTAACAACTTAAAAAGTAATTTGGCAACATATCTTTCAAAATATAGAATGATTAATGACTACATTTCTATTGATGTTGCAAAAGTAATTGATTTGGAGTATGATATTTATGTTGTGTTAGAATCAGATAGAAATCAAGGACAAGTCATTACCGAAATTATTAACGGTATTTCAAATTATATGGCTCCTGAAAATAGAGAATTAGGTCAAAATGTTAATGTATCTGACGTTAGAAGATTAATTCAAAACACTGCTGGAGTATCCACACTATCCGATCTTAAAGTATTTAATAAAGTTGGTGGTCAATACTCAATATCTGAAACGTCACAAAGATATGTCGATAAAACAACAAGACAGATTCAATTAATAGATGACACTATCTATTCTGAACCGACACAAATCTATCAAGTTAGGTACACAAATAAAGACATCAAGGTACGTGTTAAAAACCTAACAACTGTAGATTTCTCATAAGATTCTTTATTTTAAAATGTTATGACTTATTTTTTAAAATGAGGAACATAACTATTTATTTTTAAAAGATCAATGACCAAGAGTTATCGCATAAGAACCCAACCGGGTACAGACAAAAACATAAGAATAAACGTCAATCAAGATTTTGATTTTTTGGAAATATTATCCTTAAAATTAAGACAAGAAGATGTTTATACAAGATTCTGTGCCGATTATGGTGTTGTTGCGGGTAGGGTGATTGTAAACGGAGGTTATGGGGTACCAAACGCTAACGTATCGATATTTGTACCTTTAGAGTCTATTGATGAAACTGACCCTGTAATATCTACCTTGTACCCATATAAAACCGTTGACCAAAAAAATGAAGACGGATATAGATATAACCTTTTACCTTATCGACAAGAATATGGTGGACACACACCAACAGGAACATTTCCTGATAGAGAGGATGTTTTAACAAGAAGTGAAGTTTTAGAGGTATACGAAAAATATTACAAGTTTACGGTTAAAACAAACGAAAGTGGTGACTTTATGATTATTGGTGCACCATTAGGGATTCAAACATTAGTATTAGATTTAGACTTATCAAACATAGGTTGTTTCTCTTTACGTCCCGCTGATTTTATTAGATCAGGTTTGGCGGGTCCCGAACAATTTAACGGAGATCAATTTAAATCTTCAACCGATTTAGGTTCACTACCACAATTAGTTAATATTAAAAATGATATTGACGTGACATCATTTTGGGGTGAAACCGATTTATGTAATATTGGAATTACAAGGTCTGACTTTGATCTTCGTGATTTTGGTATTGATATTAAACCTCATGCAATTTTTATGGGGTCAATATTTTCAACAAGTGAAGAGGATTTTTTAAAAACAAATTGTAAACCTAAAAAAAATTCTGGTAATCTTTGTGATTTAGTTTCTGCTTCGGGTACCATTTTGGCGATTAGACAGACTATTAACTACGATGTTGATGGTAGACCTGTACTTGAACAATATAGTTTGCCTGAGGGGGGTAAAATAATTGATGATGAAGGTACATGGTTAACGGAAGTACCAATGAACTTGGATTATGTTACCACAAATGAATTTGGAGAACAAATATTATCAAATGACCCTGCTGTCGGCATACCAACAAAGGCAAAATATAGATTTAGAATCAAATATCAAAATGAGGATGGGATGAATAATGACATCATGAGAGGTGATTATTTAGTACCAAATATAAAAGAATGGGGATGGTCTTCAGGTGCTAATGATGCTCCAACAGATTTAAACGCCCAATTATATTCATACGCATTTAGTTTAGATTGGAACGAATATGGGGATGCAAGCACAACTATTGGCCAACAGATGATACAAGAGGCGGTCAATTGTGAAGATAGGTTTTATGAGTTTAACTATAATAAGGTATATACTATTGCTAATTTTGTGGATAGATGGAAATGGGGGTTTAACCGAAGTAGACATTTAGGTATTAAAGAAATTACAGATAGAGGGTGTACGACAACAACAAATAGATTTCCGGTTAATGATGGGGTGAAAAATTTTGATTTTTTATTTTTCTTATTTAATATATTAATAACGTTATTAACTCCAACGTTTGTTCAATTAATAATAATTGTACATGTTTTAGCGTTTTTATACCCTATAATTCGTATAATAATAAATTTAATAATATGGATAATAAACGTTGTTATATATGGGATTTGTTTAATTATTGCTGCGATATCAGTAAAAAAGAAAAAAGAAGATTGTAAAAAATCGGCAATAAAACCAATTTCAAAAGAAAATCCATTTAAACGTATAGCGTTACCAATGTTATCGTATCCTGATTGTGAAGCATGTCCTTGCCAAGATTTATCATTGGATGAGGGGGATGGAGGGGCTTTTGGTTCTGGAGCAACTACGACTATATCTAG